TTTAAACAACTAGTTATAGAATTAAAAACTTCTTCGGCTCCAGAAATTTCTTTATCTATTCCAACTGATTTACTCATTACATCTGCATATGTTGGATATTTCATTTCAACACTTACATCATCGTTAATAGGAATCACTTGATTTTTAATATCAGTCGCTTCCATTTTAACGTCTTCAATGTTTATTGTAATTTCATTTTCTTCATTACACTCAGTACACGCAGAAAGTAACTTAGTAGATTCTCCAACAGATTTTGATCTTACTTTTAAGAACATATAATCGACGTCGAACGTTGCTAAATTTCTAATATTTGTACCAGGCACACATGTTTCTATACAACTTAACATTGAATTTAATATTTGCTTAGTGTCTTTTGACTCATATGCAATTAATAAAGCCTTTTGTTCTTTTACTAAAAACGGTCTATACTTTATAGTTTCTTTAGTTGATGGTATAGTCATCTCGTAAATTGGTCTATCATTTGATAGATTTGGCAATGCCATATTTCACTCCTTATAATATATCAATTCCACCTAATGGTGTATCAATATCCATGTTAATAAATCCTTGTGTGCTACTTGATCTTTTCCAATTAGTATACGCAAAGTTTACAGTAAGTTGAACTAATCCATCCAACTCGTTGTTTAATTCTATAGCACTAGTTACTATAGGAAATGCTTCTAATAAATCTACTGAATATACAGTTCCGCCACCAATTCCACCACCAAATCTAATAGGTCCAACTTGCTTTGTAAATCCAATTAACGGTTGTCTTAATTGATGTATTGTAACGGTTCTAGCATATTCATTTTTATAATTACTTTCCATTCTATCTTCATTAATAACTATATTTCTCCATGTGTCAAAATATTCTTTAACGCCGTAATCATTCATAAGATAAAACGTCATAGACACATCGTCAACAGCATATGAATATGCCATTTTTTGATATTCCATTCCAATTCTTCTGTCATTTGTAAGAACAACTTTAGAAGGCAAACTTGCATTTGAACATAAAATATTTAATTCTCGAGGGCTTGCACCATCAGTAAATATTCCAAATAAACCGCCACCACCAAATGAAGGTAGTGTTACTAAAAATCTATTAGGTCTAGCAAAACCTAATTTAGTATTCACTAATGCTTTTAATTCATCTACGCTATTAGCCATTTGCTATCTTCCTTGAATCTGAATATACTTTTCCGGAAGAAGCTTTTTTCCAACTTGCTGTTGGCATAAAAGTTACAATCTCCCACTCTGGTGCTGGCACTTGTGCAAACTGAGATTTAACGTGGCTCATTAAATAATGTTTAAAACAAGGTTGAAAGTATTTAAATTTAGCAGCGCCTTTAAGCAATTTATATGTTAAATTAAAACGTGTTGATTCGTTATAACTTTTGTTATTAACTAAATCGAGTAAACTATCTAAAAACTTTGCTCGTAAAACAGGTGGTATATAATGCAAGTTTAAACCTCTAAAACCACCTGGTGCTTTTTCAACTGGTATTACTAAAGGAAATGTATCGTAATACGGAAGTTTATCTTTAAGTTTAGGATCATAAAAAAACATCATCATACTTCCTAATAAAGGTGAATTTACTTTATTAACACCTTCTTCTCTCATTAAAGATTCCCGGTTAACTCTTGTTAATCTTTGTACACGTTTACGAAACCAATCGCGTGATTCATCTGTACGTGGTGTAATACCTTTTCTAAAAGCTTCAAGTTCTAGTTTTTGAAATAAGTTACTCATGAATCTATTTATATCTTTTTCTTACGCTTTTTTCTAAATGGTTTCATCGGAGTATACTTCTTAAGTTTTCCAGGAACTGGCTTATTCAATAATTTCATTTCTTGTAAAGTTTTTTCAGTCCACACATGAAATTCCCATCCACGATCTTGAGCATATTCATTTGCAGCTTCCCACTTATTCATATTTTTTACATAAGTAAGACCTTCAGTAATATATCTTTTAGTTTTTTTTGCGCTTACTGGTGGAACAGTTTCTTTTTCTGGTTTTATTTCAACTAAGATCGTTTTTTCTTCAAACACTATTTTTAAATCAACATAGTATTTGTGATACTTTTTATCAACGTCATAGTAGTATGGAATGATAACTTCTTCTGAACTCCATCCTTTTACTTTATCGTTACTATCACACCAATTAAATGCAGCTCTTTCCCACAATGATCTATATACAACCGAAGATGGATCTCCTTTGTATTTTGATTTATTTTTGACTTGGTATCTTCCTGAATATCCCATGAAATCCGTTATAAATAAAGAATAATACTTTAATATATCTATAAGGATTAAATATGTCAGAACTTAGCATTATAAATCAAAAAGCTGGTCCTTTAGGAGAGAAGAATTTTGGAAATCCAGGGGTAGGCAATGAAATTAAAAGTGTTGGTAATTCTAATTCTATGGGGTTAGATGATGATATAACTGGTCAATCTTTATCTGGAAAATTACAAAGCCCATTATCAAGAAGCGCTCTTACTGCAAGTAGATTAGAATATCCTATAGACGTTAGTGGCAATCCAGCATATTCTGCTACTATAAAATTTCAAGTGTTAGAATACACAACTGCTAGTCCAGGTCAATCACAAAAAAATCATATAACAACAACTACAGATAATATTCAATCTCAAGAAACAACAAAAGCAAAAGTTGAAGACGATCCAAATGCAAGCAATATTGGTGGTGGTGGAAGTGATATTGGCGCTCCTTCTACTGTTTCTTTTAGTGACGACGCTAGTAATTCAGGTTATGCCGGTATTTCTAGTAATAGCATCGGTGATTTTAGTGACTTCAACGGTGTTAATGAATTTAAAACCAAACAAGATGCAAAAGCTGAATTTAATAATATTAAAAAAACTACTGCGAACTCTAGTAACTTTAAATTAGGATTTTTTCCAAAAACAACTGCGCCTATTGTAACTATGTATTTTCCGCCTTCTCAAGCTTTTCTTGATGGCGTTCAATATGGTGATGCGACTCTAGGCGCGATTGGTGGCGCAGCTTTATCTGGAATTGAAGCTGGCGGAACTGGAATCAGTGCAGCAGGTAATCAAATTAAAAGTGAAGCAAAAAGTTTTATCGATACTTTTTTTAAAGGCGGATTAAGTTTGTCTGCGGCTGCTGAATCAGAAGCTGCTAGATTAGCTGCCAGTAGAGCAATAGAAAGAAATCCTCTTACAAATCTTAACTCAGGGCTTGGTGCTGCAGCAGGTCTTGCAAATAGAATAATAGTCAATCCAAACGTAAGAAAATTATTTAACGGCGTAACTGTAAGAGAGTTTACATTTCAATTTAAAATGATACCAACATCGCCTGAAGAAGGTGAAATTATACAAAAAATAATTAAACTATTTAGAAAAGAAATGTATCCAAGAGCGTTTAAAGTTCCTGTAGGTGGTGAATCAAATGTAAGTTTAGGATATAATTTTCCAAATGCTTTTAAGATTAAATTTAATTTTAAAGATTCCGAAAACAGAAATATACCTAAGTTGCTTCCATGTTATTTAAGAAATGTTTCTCACACAATAAATCCAACGGGTGGTGGATTTAAAAATGATGGAAAAGCTAATGAAACTGATTTAACATTAGCGTTTGTTGAGCACAGAGCTATTGAGCAACAAGATATAGAAAAGGGTTACTAATGCTTTATTTTAATGAATTTGAAAATTTAACATATAAATTTGGAGATGAAGTTGATACAGTTATATTTCAAAACTTATCAATATATGTTGATTTAATAGATGAGATTAAAAATAATATAACGTTTTTAAACGTTCATACTATTCAAGAAGGGTTCAGACCAGATCAAGTTTCAATACAATTATATGGAACTCCTTTATACTATTGGACTTTTTATCTTATTAACGACGATATTAGAGAACAAGGTTGGCCCCTTATTAGAACAGAACTTGACGCATATACTAAAAAAATATTTCCAAATACTACAATAACAACAAAAGACCCTGACTTTGCAAATAAATTTAAAATAGGTCAAACTATTTCAGGAGGAACGTCAGGTGTATCTGGTAAAATTATAAAAAGAAATCCAGATTTAGGACAAATAGTTGTTGAAGGTAATGTAGCTTTTTCTATAAGTGGCGAATTATTTTCATCAACAAATTCTTCTGGAACATTAGAATCTTTAGTTGGAGTGTCAAGCTCAAAAGAATATCAATCTGCTTCTCATTATATAGATGGAACTGGTGCAATAGTAGACATAGATCCTACAGTAGGGCCTGGAGCTTTACTTACAGAAAAAACTTATGAAGATGTTTATTTCACAATAAATGAGAATCTTAGACAAATTAAAATAATTAAACCTAGTCAAGTTACTAATTTGGTTTCAAGTT